AACGAATTTGTCGCACGGATTAGAAGACATAATTCAGAAATGTAGTAAAATTCCTCCTAGAGGAAAACTGTTGCGATTGAGTGATGATGATGAATTAAAGCAATTCGTGTTACAACATTTTAATTGGGTAAAAGATCCTTCAGATATGGTACAAAAGTTGCGTGTTGTATATAAAGAAGCTGCAAATCCTAAGGAAATGGTTGAAGAACTTAAGAAAGATCAAAATTCGAACTTTGGACTTTTGTTTTCTGAGGAGAACATCAAGTATTGGAAGGAAGACAATAACCACAATTGGAAATGGTCAGTTTCGGAAGATGAGTTACTAAAGAGTGAAGCTTTGATGGAAGCCTTTTTGATATGGGAAACTATGCAGGATCGTTATACACAAAATGAAATAAACGAGAAAAGAAATGCCTGTAAACAGAAGGTAGAACTCCAGGAATCACTCTTGGTTAAAGTTGTGAAGAAACAGTACAATAATATTGTGGCTAAGTCAACAAAATGGCTTGATGAACATCCTTGGATAAAGTCAGCCCTGAAGTTGGGCGGAGCAATCGCCGCTCTCTTTGCTGGATATAAACTTGTACAGTATCTGTGCCCTACTATAATGACTAAACTGACATTGGCTCTTTCTGCTGTGTTTGGATGGACAAAGACGAAAATTGGAGAAGAACGTGTTGAGCGTTTTAAATCAGAAGGTCTCCGGTTAGCTAGCAATATCAAAGAAAAGACAAAAGAATACTACAATTGGATTCGAGGAACGATGATTGCTAGCGGTGATGCCGATCTCATAGAGGCTGCCTCTGATGATAAGCGTGTGGAGCTGTTCGCTGAATGTCTCACAAAGAACGTGAAAGAAGCAAAGAATCTTCTAGTAATGCGTGAGCATAATTCTCCTGAGGGTAAAATAAAGCATGTAAATCCATATTATATGGGACAAGATCGTGTTGCACAAAGTCTAACTGAATTCAAGAAATTAAGACCAGAAGGATCAGTGGATCCGAATGCTTCAGACCTGAGAGATCAAGTGTTGCCAAGAAATATGGTTCGTTTGTGTTGGGCAGATGATGTTCGTGTTATGAAAATGAATGGAGTCTTCATTTCAGGGAGGTTTTTAATGACTCCCAGCCACTTTTGGCGGCATGCACAGGAAGGACAAACTTTTTCCATACAGACAATGAAAGATTTAACTTTTCATGATTATTATGAACCTAAAAGAGCATATAAAATTCCAGATCAGGACGTAACTATTTATAGTTGCGGAATGCATCTACCTCAATTTAAAACAATAGCCCATTTATTCATAGGACAAGATGAGTTAAATATAAGATTTACCCCTGCTAATCTAATAATTCCGAATTCACTACCTGGATTAACAAATCATCAAATACAAGCTGCACTTGTGTCTCAAGTAGATTATAAGTGTGAAGGGGTTATGATTCGAAATGCAATAGCCTGGGAGTACTGTGCTGCCACTTTAAGTGGTGACTGTGGTGGAGTGTTGTTGGCTAATAACACGAATATTCGCGGAAAGCTTCTAGGAATTCATGTGTGTGGTGCCAATGGCGCTGATGTTGGTGGTTCTTCGTTGGTTACAAAACAGATGTTGGAAGTTGCGCTAGAAACTTTAACTCCTATTTCTCAAGTAAAACCTACGCCTGTGGAACCGGAACGGTTGTTAACAAAACGAATTTCGGAAATGAAAGTTGTTCCACAAGGAAATTTTGAGTTATTAGGAGCGGTTCATAGTTCGAAAGAAACCAGACTACCGCATAAAACAGAAATTGAAAAGAGCATGATTCATGGAATGGTACGCGAACCTGTTACGGAACCTGCGGTTTTGACCCCCAATGACCCTCGAAATCTTTCGGGTGAACCTCCTTTGAGGAAGGCTTTGTCAAAATATGGACAAATTACTTATCCATTTCCTCCTAAGGATTTGGATTATGTAGAAAGAGATGTATTACATGAAGTGATGACATGGCCTGTGAAAATGGAGAAAAGGTTGTTGACAGATCATGAAGCTGTGTGGGGGAATGAACTGATTGAGTTTTGTGACAGGATGAACTTGAATGCTTCGCCGGGATACCCTTATACGATTGCAAAACCGTCAGGGGAGAAAGGAAAAGCTTGGTTGTACGATGTTAATGCTCCCGATGGCATTAAGGAAGTAGGATATCGCTTAGAGTATCAATATCGGGAAAAATTGGCAAAATCTGGAATAAGGAAAATGAGCTTGTGGACTGATTGTTTGAAGGATGAACGAAGACCGATTGAAAAGATTGTCTTTGGAAAAACCCGAGCTTTCATGTTGCCGCCAGCTGATTATGTTCAGCTTTGCCGAAAATATTTTATGTCATTTTGCGTGACGTTCTACGCAAATCACCTCAATTCATTCTCAGCAGTGGGGATGGATCCTTACAGTTATGATTGGACTAGATTAGTTAGAAGATTAAGATCAAATTCTAATTTGGGTTTTGGGGGGGATTTTCATTCCTTTGATGGAATTCTTGACCCAGACATTATTTGGAAAGTTATTAAAATTATTAATGCTTGGTATAAATACAACAATCATGATTGGAAGGAAGAGGATGATTTGGTTAGGGAAACTTTGGGAGAAGAGATGATTCACTCGGTGCACATCTGTCTGAATTCTGTTTATCGCAAATTTCAGGGAAATCCTTCAGGGAATCCTTTAACAGTAGTTCTTAACACTTTTGCGCATTGCTTCTATATGCGATTGGCGTGGATTGGATTGGCCAGACAACTTAAACAGACTCATTACATGAGCTTACATTGTTATCATAGAAATGTGAAAGATTGTATTATGGTGACGATGGTTTGCTTTCAGTGCGCTTGGATGTGGCTGAGTGGTTTAACTTGCGAGAGGTATCTAAGTGGTTGGCGCAATATGGCATAGAATATACTGCTGAAACTAAAACGGGTGAACTTTATACTGTGAGGAAAATTGTTGAATGCACTTTCTTAAAGAATGGTTTCAAACGCTTAGAAGGAACAAGTTTGTGGTTAGCTCCAATAGCTCAGGACACAATTTATGAATTGACTAACTGGACTAGGAAATCTGATGACCCACTTGATCAACTGCATGAAAACATTGAGTGTGCGGAAAATTTTGCTTTTCATCATGGACGTGAGTTCTACGAAAGGTTTTGTGAAGAAGTTAACGACGCTCTACGGAGAAGAGGTTTGCGTGAGCATCCTTTCAGTTACGAAAATAGGATGGATGCTTTTCTGCTGAAATGTAAATGACGGTTAACTTTTGCGTTTTGGGAAGTAATTCAATTTTGGACTAAATTCTTAACGTTTTTCCAAAGGTTTTTACAAGGGACAGCCCTAAGC